AGATAATATTATCAACAAACCAACCATGCTCATTGACTTTAACCACGGCGATCGCTGTGTCATCAAGTTTGGAATTTTTAGTCTTTTTCTTGTTGACTTCTTCAAATCCTGCCAAGTCAACCGCAATGTAGTAATCTCCTATTTCTGGTTTATCCTCACTAAACTTAACCCAGTCTTCTTTAAACATTTCTGAACCACGGGCTTCAAACGAAGCCATAAATTCTTGACGAAACGCATAAGAAGACATAGACCTCTTAGCAATATCAATTTCGTCCGGGTCCAATAGTGGATTGTCATAAGAAGTAAAGTGCCAAGCTTTGTACGTCGGATCATCGTCTAACTCCGCATATTTGTACAACTCATAAAAATGGTTGCGACCCATAGGTGTTCCTATGAACATCGCAGAACCCTTTTGATCCGCAAGTGCAGGTCTCAGAATTTGTTCAAATACGTCAGGTTTCATGTCTGCGTATTCGTCTAGCACTAAAAACTTAAGGCTAACACCACGCATTGTTTCTGGTCTGTCAGCACCTTTTAGGCTAATGGTAGCACCGTTGACAAGCTTAATTTGCAAATTATTAATGTGACTACCGCTAATAACAGGATTCCCCAGTTCCAACAGGGTGGACCACATAATGTCTCTGGCTTGTCCCTGAGTAGGTGCGACGTAAAATACATGACCTTTATCCGCCTGTAGTGCGTTAACAATTAACATCCACGCAGCTAATCTGGACTTACCAGTACGTCGTCCCGCTGCAACTATTTTAAATCTAGTACTGTCTGCCCAAACATCTTGTTGCCAAGGCAGTAGTTCTATATTAAGATCCACTAATACGTCCACATAACGGGTGTTGTCCCGCGTGTATCCACGTGTATAAAGTCATCAGCAATGCCAATGCCTGTGAAGCCTAGACGAAGAGCCTCCTCTACAATCTTAAGGCGAAACACGGCGTTTGTTATTTTTATATCCGCCGCGATGCCCTGAGCGTGGGTGCCGGGTACGTCTTTCTTAGCTTCTATCGGATGCTCAGTCGGGTGTCGATACCCGCTGGTGATCGTGAAAGGAAACCCGCACGCCTCTCTCAACTCGTCTAACTTCTCTAAGAAGTCTTTTTCCATGTTATTGGTGCTAGTTACTTGACAGTTAAACTCTGAAGGATCAAAATGTTTAAGATTCATCTACTACTTCACCTTCTATAATTTTAGGTTCACCAACATCTACCGCACCAACACCGCTAATGTTAATCTGAATGGCATTTCTGCCACCATCCTTAACAATATCCTTTTCAAACGCTGCAACGGGCAGTATTCTGTCCATAACAAGCTTCCACGCTGCTGCTTGATTTTTATGATCGTGGTCAAGAGCTGCTTCAAAGATAGTGTCTAGCACTTTTCTTGACTTTGGAGACGCCAACATCCGTGCTTTGTATTCATTAATGACCGCAGCGTCCCCCTTCGGGCGACCAACAGCGTTGCGATTACCTTTTTTTACTGTTGTAACGTCACTTTTACGCGGTCTTCCACGCTTTCGGCGAGGAGGATTATCAACATCTGACATACATACCTCTTATAAGACTCTTTAAAGTCTCGTTACCGTGCTTATATGACATACATTTAATAATTATCATATAAAATTTATCCTATACGGCGCGGTAAAGAATCTTTAAAGACATAATATACTATTTATTGTACCATACTTTTGATGATTTGTCAAGCATTATTTTTAATAAGACTCTACTGTCCTTTAAACTGTACCAGCACGGTCCAGATTCTGCACCGCTTAGACCCTTTTGTTATATAGGTTTCTTGTTAGATAACTAGGGGTTATTTTAAGGTTCAATTTTGATCTTTTTTGTGTCTAGGTAGGACATACACGTTGATGCGTCGTCGTCTACCCCTCCCCGCCCCAGAATCTATACAGGTTTCAACAAAGTCAGTTCCAAAACAGAACCTAGTCAGTGTCAAAATAGAACTAACAAGGCGGGTGTGAGAGTCTAGGTTGGTCCTTATAGGTAGCTCGACAGACTCGACTGTACCTATGCGTAACACACGTCAGATCAGTGCAGTATTCATATCGTGAATGTTTTATAAATCCGTATTGAAAAATAAAATGGCTTTGCCCTGTACATTCTCAAAACCTTTCCCTAAGCTGTACTCATCAACTAACTGATAAAGGTAATTAAATATGTTCAACTTATATGAGATTTATGTATGTCATCCTGAGACTGGCGAGCGTGGCTGGGACATTGAGTTTGTCATCGCGTTGGACGTTGACGATGTTACAACGTATCCTTTCTTTGATTGCGTGATCATGAAAGAAGGAAGCTATAGCGACAAGTTTTCGGCAGCTATGTCTGGTTTTCCTATGACGGAAGCGGCGATGGCGCAACACCAAACTATAAAGATTAACAAACGGGAAACATTCTAAACGCCGAAAGGCGTCTGGGTAAACAACGGAGATATTGACATGACATACGACGAAGCAATGGAAGGTTACGACGTATCAGCAAAGCAAGCCAAGGCGGAGGTGTTAGCGCACGGCATAGACTGGGACGAATTTGTTGAAGAAGTAGGAAGCAAATCAGTTTACAAATCAAATGAAGTACTTGAATGGTTAGGTTACTAAGGGAGAAATGACGATGAACAACACGATAGACTACAATCACCACTGCCAGCTTGTTATTAACAATGACTATGACTATTACCAGCTAATGGTGGAGCATGTGAAGGAAGCAGACTCACGCGAGGACTTTATCGGACGTTACGAGGGTATTGTAGGTAATCTAATGCTCAAAGGTATTAACGGATTACAGCGCGAGTTTCTTGTCAAATGTTTTAATCGAATTGACTTTGTAGAACTTGGCGGTGATTTTTATGACGAACATATAGAGGAAGTGACAGCATGACAAAGGAATACCATTCAGCGTTAATACGCATCAACAAAGCCAACAGCGTTAAAGAGTTGGAGAAATTGGAGCGAGTCTTTTCAGACATATACGAAATAGGTTTTTTCACTGTTAGCGAGTTTGGACGGCTTTGTGAAAGGATACTTGACAAGATTGTTGATATTGAACTATCGGAGGAAACAGTAGCATGAACCCAACACTACTTGACATTGCGATTTTGTTTAGCTTTGTGCCGGTTTGGGCCGGCCTTTGCTGGGCCTATGAGAACTGGACAGACCCACGAGCGAGACGCAGACGACAACGCAAGGCACGACGCAAGGCACTACGCAGAGACTTACAGCGACAAGGGAGGTTGCTGCGATGAGAATCACAACAGCAAAGAAATACTACGGATGCACAACAAACTTTGGCAGTGATGGGATCATCATCGAGTTTGGTAAGTACACCGTCGATATGTACTTGACAAAACGATTTAAAGTATCAACCATGTATGCACCACCAGATGATTACATTACGTTCTCGTATATTGTTTGGCTTGGATGGTTACGCATAGAAATATCTGGACGGATGGAGATGGAAGCATGACATATCAAAAGTTAATTGAAACATTGTTACGCATGGATGATCGTTACTTAAAACAAGAGGTTTGTTACAGTAGAGGTGAGGATGACTTGCAGCTTATCAACGCAGTGAAGATTACACACTTTACGTACCGTGTAGATGATGCAAGTATGCCTGAAGAAGGTCATTTTGTTTTAACGTTTGACTAGGAGAGAGACATGATTGGAATGAATGTTATGTATACCGTAGAGTTATACGATGATGTATGGTCGCAGGTGTGGTCGATAGACTGTATTGATCAAGCGAAGGACTACGTATATTCTAAACGTGGCAACGGTAAACGATACCGAATTGTCAAGCACACAACGGAGGTGCTTTATGAGGGAGTGTAACATGTACGACCTAAACTTAACCATTGATGTTCAGGTTCAGTATCACTTCGACAGACGCGATAAGTTTATTGAATTAACATCTGTCAAGTGGTACGGATCAGAAATAGTGGAGCATATTAGCGACAAAACTTATGACAAGATTGTTGAACATATTAAAGAAGAGGACTTGTACAGGCACGAAGAGTGATGTTAGACTCTATGCAGAAAGCATATAAGACTATCTTAAATTTATTATCTTATAAGGTATTTATCCTATGAGTATCTCTAAAGAGCAGAAGATACTGGAACTTGTTGAACGGCAGTTGGACTTGTTAACCGTAACGGAAGCGTTGAACATTGCAGGTGGGTTTTTCACTGAGTTGTTAGAGTCAATGGACGACGGTGAGATTGATGAATTGTACAGCGACATGGGAGCAGGCAGACATGGCCTTCACTGAAACACACCAGCCTTGTGCAGACTGCGGCAGCAGTGATGCGTTAGCGTACAATGAGGACGGCTCTAGTTATTGTTTTAACTGTAGCAAGTACACCAAAGCCGATAAGTTTAACGTACGGGAAAACGTACGAGAGCTAGGATCTATCAGCGATGCACCAAAGCCATCGTTTAGTCAGACAGAACACCGTTTAATCACGGCGGAGTACAGATCCATTACTGACCGTCTCATTACAGGAACAACGGCGAAGAAGTACGCAGCACTTAAGCAGGGTGATGTTACAACATTCGGTTACTACAACCCTGAAGATCCAACAAAGCCGATAGCTGCCAAGGTACGCAACCCTGACAAGCGGTTCAGCATCATTGGAGATTGGAAGCAGGCTGGCTTGTATGGACAGCACTTGTTTCCTGAAGGCGGTAAGTATGTGACCATCGTTGAAGGTGAGTACGATGCGTTAGCGGCTCATCAAATGACAGGCAGTAAGTATCCCGTTGTCAGTGTCCGTAACGGTGCAACGTCGGCGGCAAAGGACTGTCGCCTTTTTTATGATTGGCTGAACAGCTTCGAGAACATTGTGCTTTGCTTCGATGCTGACGAGCCGGGACAGAAGGCAGCGAAGGAGTGTGCTGATCTGTTCGGTAACAAGGCAAGGATTGTTAAGCACGTCAACGGCTACAAGGATGCGTGTGATTACCTTGTTAACAACCAGTCAGAGCTATACACCAAAGCGTTCTGGTCAGCACAGCCTTACACACCTGAAGGTATCGTTGGTGCCGGTGAGCTACGCGATCTGATCAAGAAGCCACTGACCAAGGCAAAGGTACAGTATCCGTTCGATGGATTGAACAAACACCTGTACGGCATACGCACGTCTGAGTTGGTAACTATCTGTGCTGGCTCTGGACTGGGCAAGAGTACCCTTCTGCGTGAGGTAGTCAGTTCCATTATGGCACAGTCTGAGGACAACCTTGGTCTCATGTTTCTTGAGGAGACACCTGAGCGTACCATGCGTGGCCTTGTAGGTCTTGAACTGAACAAGCCTATCCACCTTCCAGACTGTGAGTACGACGACACTGACATTGATCTAGTCTACGATACGATGGACTATGAGAACCGTGTCTATCTCTGGGAACACTTTGGCAGTAACGAGATAGAAAACGTACTGGGCAGGATGAGATACTTTGTCAAGGTGCTTGGTGTTAGATTTATCGTACTCGATCACGTGTCTATCCTTGTCTCTGACCAGAGCAACGGTGATGAGCGACGTGCTTTGGACATGATCATGACTAAGCTGCGGACGTTCGTTCAGGAGATGGGGATTTGTATGTTCCTTGTGAGCCACCTGAGACGCCCTGAAGGGAAGCAGTTGGAGGATGGTGCTGTCACTAGCCTTGGTATGTTACGTGGCTCTGCGTCGATTGCACAGCTGTCTGATGCGGTCATTGGTGCTGAGCGTAACAGTCAAAGCGATGATCCTGTTGTCAGAAACACGACCGTGCTACGTGTGTTGAAGAACCGATACACTGGTAAGACAGGGAAGGCGTGTGAGGTATTCTACAATGAAGCTACTGGACGACTGACACAGCGTGAGGAGAAGGATAGTGCTATCTTATAAGCTAGGAAAAAACGAACAAAAGGTCTGTCAATCTATTGCAAAGATGCGTTACGAGAACGCCAGAGAGAAAGGTTTTGGGCAGGATAAAAACGTAGTCACTGTGGATTCGTACAAGAACATTGACGTTGACGGTGTTGGTTCTGAAATGGCCGCAGCAAAGATACTCAATGTGTACTATGATATTGAAACAGACTTCCAAGCACACGAGTTACCAGCATACGACATGATACACAAAGGTAAAACTGTCGATGTGAAGACAACCAAGTATAGAACAGGTAGACTTATCGTAATGCCTCACAAGAAACACGATCAGTGTGAGATATATTTGCTAGTAGTGGGGGAGTTTCCTGAGTATACTGTAGTAGGTTATGCTACTTATGATGAGATAGTACAAGAGGAAAACTGGGGTGATCCTTTCGGTCGTAACAGACCTGCCTACTTTTTAGATCAGCATAAGCTGACGCCAGTAGAGGAACTTATTGAATGAGATGTATAGCGTGTGACGTAGAGCTAACAGACTACGAAGCAACAAGACGGTTTGCTGTTAGCCAAGAGTTTGTAGACTTGTGCAACAAATGTTTCGCTGTTAGTCTTGATGACGGTGATGTGATTGACCGCGCCGATCTACGTACACTCGCAGACCTAGAGGAGATGATCTACCATGAGCAAGATTGGGAGTTGGATATTGGAACAGGAACAGTTGATGGAGACTTATCAGAAGTTTAACCACGACGCTGAACGTAACGAACTGAATGAGAAATACCATGAATACCTGTTACTTGGATATAGAAACCACTTTGGATCACTCAACGATCTGGTGTGCCGTTACGAAGGTGAAGAACGATATACAAGTTCACACCTCACCAGACACATTGCAGAAGGTGTTGAACAATGCTGAAGAAATTGTGGGACATAATCTCATCGGCTTCGATGTTGGTGTGCTTGATCGTGTTTGGAACATACGCATCCCTAGGCATTATGTTGTGGACACTCTCTACCTCTCCAGACTCTACAACCCCAGTCAAGAAGGCGGACATTCCCTGCGAAACTGGGGCGCAATTCTTGGAGGAGATGGAAAAATTGCATTCGAGGACTTCGATGCAGGCCTTACTGAAGAGATGGTCCGATACTGCATAGCTGATGTTGAACTAACTGAGCAGGTTCATAAGTGGTTAGCACTTCAGTTACGCAAGGAAGGATTCTCTGAGAAGTGTATTGATCTTGAGCATCGTGTGGGCTGGATCGTGACTGAGCAGGAACGTAACGGCTTCAGGTTGGATATACAATACGCAGAGAAACTAATGATGGACTTGATGTTTGAGATGAACAACATCGAAGCAGAGTTACAAGCTATCTTCCCACCCATCGTTGAAGAACGTTGGTCAGAGAAGACAGGTAAGCAACTGAAGGACAAGGTAACAGTATTCAATCCCGGCTCACGGAAGCAGATAGCTGAGAGACTACAAGGTCTGGGTGTCAAGTTTGACAAGAAGACTGAGAAGGGAAACATCATCGTTGATGAGAAGGTACTTGATGGGATAAATCTTCCCGAAGCCAAGGCTGTTGCACGTTACATGATGTTACAGAAGCGGGTAGCTCAAATAGATTCATGGTTGAAAGCAGTGAAGGACGATGGTAGAGTACATGGTAGAGTCATTACCAACGGAGCCGTGACAGGACGCATGACACATCAGTCACCTAACATGGCACAAGTGCCAGCAGTATCTGCACCGTTCGGTACAGAGTGTCGATCATGTTGGACAGTGGATGAAGGTAACAAGTTAGTTGGCATCGACGCCAGCGGTTTAGAGTTACGTATGTTAGCTCACTACATGGACGACGAAGACTACACTAATGAAATACTCAATGGCGATATTCATACGGCTAATCAACGAGCAGCTAAACTTGAGAGCCGCCCTCTTGCGAAAACATTCATTTATGCGTTTCTGTATGGAGCCGGAGATGCTAAGATCGGAGCTATCGTTGGAGGAAATAGCGTTACTGGACGCAGACTTAAGGAAACATTTCTTTCTAACACGCCGTCTCTTGAAAGAGTTAGAAGAGATACTCTCGGACAGGCTGCATCGGGCGTCCTTGTTGGACTCGACGGACGAAAACTCAGAGTCAGATCAGAACACGCCGCGTTGAATACATTACTTCAAGGTGCCGGTGCTATTGTTATGAAGGAAGCCTTGACAATCTTGAATGCTAAGTTACTGTACATACCACACAAATTTGTTGCTAACGTCCATGACGAATGGCAAATAGAAACACCAGCACACTACGCTGATACGGTTGGACGTATGGGTGTACGTGCTATCAAGCTTGCCGGAGAGACACTCAGCCTACGGTGTCCATTAGACGGCGAATATAGAGTAGGCAACAATTGGGCAGAAACTCATTAAGGAGAAACTTATGTCTGCAAACAAACTACCACCCATCACTGTACGCGGTACCGTCTACTGGTGTGAGCGTAACAAGCTCAACAAGTACAGTAACAAGTATCAGGTGCAGCTTGGTAACCTCAGCGATAAAGCTGTTGAGGCCATTGAAGAGATGGGCATTGCACCAAGCAACAAAGGTGACGAGCGTGGCTTCTTCATTACGATGAAGTCTAACAACCCTATGCGATTGACCGATGCTGACGGCGTTGAGATACCTGAAGATGTACTTATCTCTAACGGATCTGAAGCTGTTGCTGTTGTAGGTTACTACGATTGGTCTGTTGGTACAGGTCGTTCACCTTCGATGATTAAGATGAAGATCACAAACTTGATCGAGTATACCGATAACGCTATCTCTGAAGCGGAAGCGTTGTGATCCTAATCGACGGTGACATCGTAGCTTATCGTTGTGCGTTCAAGTGCGATGATGAGTCAGTCAAGACTGCCTGTTATACTACGGGCAG